GGTGTCTTCACATATCTGTGACGTCATCTGGTGAATACGGCTTTAGTACCCGGAAGGGCGCACAAGCCGCAGCTGTCGCCGATGCAATTCGGAGGGTCTTGACAGAGACCCCCGAGGTTGATTCTATCGAACCAACACCATTCGGCGATGCAGTGAGAAAAAGAGGGATCCCTCTTTGGAAAACACTGTTCAGAGATGAACCTCTAGAAACATCTAGAGAGTTCATGTCTCGCTACTCTCTAATCAGAGGAGTAGAAGATCGATTCATCGGGCTTGATCAAGCCTTAGGTGAACAGATCATGTACGTGGCATGGAAGGAAACATCCCCCACACCCGTACTTAGAGCTGAAATTGTCCCAGAAATGGGCAACAAAGCTCGAGTAGTAACTCTATCAGAATACTGGTTGAATATACTACAAGCTCCATTGGCTCATCTACTGATTGAGGCAATGAAGTTCCACCCTAGCGTCTTCTCAAGCTTTCACCGACAGGATCAAGCTTTTGAAGCCGTAAAGGGTCTCACCCGGATCAAGGCAAAAGCCTTGAGGTCAATGGAAGCAAAGGAGATTTCCTACTACCAATGGCCCCGTAAAGCGAGCTATCGCCCGTTCACGGTCCAGGAAGCAGTGCTCAGTAGCGACCTGAAGGACGCTACCAACGCACAAAACTGGAGGGTAACAAAAATGTTACTCAACAGTTTTATCTCTGGTTATGGCCTACAGGCCAGGCCAGAGTACGTTCAATTAGTGCTGGATCTTATCGGACCCCGCATAGTTGAACTTCCAGGCTTTAACACGATAATGTCAAAGACTGGAATTATGATGGGTGAGGCTATCGCCAAGCCATCATTAACGATCCTAAATCTAGCGATCGAAGAGCTTGCATTCCTCCAGTACACTGGAGCGGATGAAAAGCTATTTGACACGACTCCTGCTCCCTATCGGGATTGGAGATTCTGTCATATAGGGGGTGACGACCATCTAGCAAGAGGTCCCACACCCTATCTAGACCTGATCACTGCGATACATCGCAAGGCCGGGTCTCACATATCGGATGGCCAACACGGTTGGTCCACACGGTGTGTCAAGTACACGGAGAGACTCCTAAATCTAGGAAACCTCCAGTACGGAGAAGCCTTTAACCAAGGTGACTATAGTCGATCGATTATAGTGGACTCGGTAAAGGTTCGCCTTCTTGAACGTGGTCAATCGACCATGATGAAGAAGGATAACAAGAATGTGGCGATTGGTAAATCGGCACAACTTGGAGGGTGCT